GATAGTTTTATCAATAATCTCATCGAAAATTTTGAGAAAAGTGAGAAAAGGGGGGAAGACTTCTCCTGGAAAGTAATGTTATACAAGGCAATCCAGTCAGATGGGACCGCTTTATGGCCGTCTTGGTTCCCATCAGAGAAATTAGAGCAAAAGAAGATATTTTATGCGGATTCTGGAAAGCCGCAGAAGTTTTGGCAAGAATATATGATGGAGGTGCAAAGTGAAGAAGACTCTATCTTCAATATGCGCCACATTAATTACTGGGAAGGCTCCTTTAAATATGATGAAGACCTACGGATGCACTTTGTTATCATTGATGGTAAACATATTCCTGTAGGAGTATGGTGTGGAGTAGATCCGGCTACAGATAGTGAAAGGAGAGACTCGGATTTTAATGTCATCGTTGCCGTTGCGTGTGATGTTGATAATAATATTTATGTTTTGGACTACATTCATAAAAGGAGTATGCCTGTTTTGGGGATTCCTGGAGACGATAAGAAGGGTATTGTTGACTATATATTTGAATATAATGCTACTTTTAAGCCAAATTTGTTTGTTATTGAAGATACAACTATGTCAAGGCCTGTTTTTCAGTCGCTTATGGCAGAAATGAGGAGAAAAAATGACTTCTCTGTTAAATTTAAAGATGAAAAGCCAGGAACAAGGATGTCCAAGAGAGATAGAATACAAGAAGTATTGGCTCAAAGGATGTCAATCGGGAGTGTGCATATTAGGAAGAACATGGTAGACCTACAACACGAAATTTTAACATTTGGACCAAGGATGTCACACGACGATACAATAGATGCGTTAGCATACGCAGTAAAGTACTGCCACCCTCCTCAAAACGTACTTGAAGAGCGTGGCAAATTCAGCAAGAGAAAACAAACTCCGAAAAGTTGGGTGGTAGCATAATGGAAGGCGGTGAATATGGCTATGGAAAAGTGGATACAAGAGTTGGGGGTAGTCGGCGTTTTGGCGATAGCGTTAATGTTTGTTATAAAATATCTAACACAAACGATGTCATGGGAAATAAAGAATATTCATGATATTGTTGTAAAATTAATAGATAAAGTAAATAGTTTAAAAGAAACTGTAGATAAATTGTTTCATACTAGAGGGAAATGATGAAAAATAAAAGAACAAAAGCGGATGAAGTAAGAGAATTATATCACAATCTTAATGGTCAGACCAGACAGAAGTGGCGACAGGTCAACCAGGAGGGTCATAATTTCTATCTTGACAACCAATTAACTGAACGTGAGCGTAAAGCATTAACTGAACAGGGAATGCCTACTTTTACTATTAATCGGATTATCCCTATTGTAGAGATGTTAAGTTTCTATGCAACGGCAAATACCCCTAGATGGCAGGCTGTTGGTGCTGAAGGCTCTGATTCAGATATTGCCTCTGTTCATGCAGATATTGCTGATTATATTTGGTATAACAGCGATGGACAGGCAGTATTATCTCAAGTAATTAATGATTCTTGTACCAAATCCATTGGATATTTTCGTGTTTTTGTAGACCCAGATGATGATAATGGAAAGGGTGAAGTAAAAATAGATTGCATGGAGCCTTTTGATGTTTTTGTAGACCCTCAATCAAGAGATATTATGTTTAGGGACGCATCTTACATATTAACTCATAAATATATCCCAAGAGCGCAATTATTGGCTAAAATGCCTCAATTTAAGGCTAAAATCACAAAAGCATCTGGTCAAGAGTCTACGAAAGAATCCGTTATTGTTAAATCGTCAGAAGGAAGAGACTTTCAGTTTGATGATGTCAATGAACAGTACAATTTAGATGCAAGTACAGATGAGATACTTGACTACTACGAACTCTATTATAAGGTAAAAGTTCCATATGTAAATGTATTTTATCGTATAGATCCACCACCAGAGCAGGTTGAACAGATAGAAAATCAAATCGCAGAGCAAATGAGTGGAATGCGAGATGAAATGATGGTTCAATTAAAAGAACAGCAGATTCAACTTCAAAAAAAATTGGATTCTGGAGAGATGATAGAAGATCGTTATGAAATTGAGATAAGGAAGGCCGCGGTCCAGGCAGAGGCTCAACTTGAACAACAAAAACAACAAATGACACAAAAAGCAATGTCAGAGGCATCGGTTGTAAAAAATGAAACTATATCTGAAAAAGAGTACAAAATATTGTTAAAGGGAGGTTTGAAAGATAAGATTGTAGATGCCGTTAAATTTTTTGCTACCAAGATCCGATTGAGGTGCGTGGCGGGTGATCAGATGTTATATGAGCGCGTGTTACCCTCCGAAGACTACCCGATTATACCTCTACCTTATAAGTGGACTGGAACACCTTATCCTTTATCTGCCGTTGCACCTCTTATCGGAAAGCAGAAAGAATTAAATAAGGCGCATCAATTAATGATTCACAATGCGTCACTTGGGTCTTCTCTACGTTGGATATACCAACAAGGGTCTATTGATGAAGCAGCATGGGCGCAGAATGCGTCGGCCCCTGGAGCCTTATTAGCCTACAATTCCGGATATGATCCCCCTAAAGAGGTTCAGCCGGCACAATTATCTAGTGCTTTTGCTAGTATTATCCAGTTTGGAAAGGGCGATATGGAATACCTGGCGGGAATATACTCTTCAATGCAGGGAGATATGCAATCTCAACACGATACATATAGAGGCCTTTTGGCAAATGATGAATACGGGACCCGTAGGGTTAAAACATGGATGACTAATGCTGTTCATCCATCTTTAAAGCAGTTAGGTCTTGTAGTAAGAGATTATGCACAACATCTATATACTTCTCAAAAAGTATTTAGAATAGTTCAGCCAAATGCTCTTCAAGAGTCAAGAGAGGTGGAGATTAATGTTCCAATTTATAATGATCTAGGGGCGGCAATAGGGAAATGGAATGATTATGCGGCGGCAAAATTTGATGTTAGGGTGATAGCCGGAAATACATTACCTATTAACAGATGGGCATATCTTGGTGAATTAAAAGAATTAATGCAACTAGGAGTGGTGGATGATATTGCTGTTCTTGCTGAAACAGACATTAAGCAGAAAGAGAAGATTGTTCAGCGTAAATCTCTGTATGCACAGCAACAAAAGCAGATTAAACAACAGGAAGAACAAATCAAAAATGCAGAGGGAACTATTGAAACCCTTGAACGTCAATTAGTCCAGTCAGGAATTAAGATGAAAATATTATCACAGGAAACCGAAGGCAGGAAGCAATTAGTTGATGCAAGCGCTAAACTTCGGGGTGATATGGCTGTAGCCAAGGCTCAAAGAGATTTAGAAACTAAAAAACAAGCAATACAGCCAAATGGGGCAGGAACAATTAAAACTTCTTCTCCTCAAAATAAACCTAGTAAGAAGAGCAACAAAAGGAAATAAATTCCACTATGGAAAATACTAATGAAAATAAGGGTAACCCACCAGTCGTAGAAGATGCGATTTTTGGCTCCCAAACAGAAGATGATTTCTTCGATCAGTTAGACAAATCCGTGAACGGTTTAGTTCGCGACGATCCCAAGACGGAAGAACAGGACTCCTTGCCTCCAACACAGGCACAGGCAACTCCAGATCCAGGGGATGTATGGGAAAGTGACAATAACCCATACAAAAAGCGCTATAGTGATTCATCTCGCGAAAATGCTAAAAATCAAGAGCAGATTAAGGGCGATGCCCAATATTCTGCCTTAATAAACGTGATGAAAAAAGATCCGGGTGTAGTGAGCGTGGTACGCAATTATCTTGAAACGGGTGGTACTCCGACAAGTCTTAAAGATCAAATGGGCCTTGATGAGGACTTTGTATTTGATCCAGACGAAGCGATGAGTAATCCTGCTTCAGACTCTGCGAAAGTATTTAATGGTATGGTTAATAAGGTTGTGGATAAAAAGATAGGGCAGACAGTTGACGCTCTTGAAAACAAGCGATCTGAAGAAGACCACCAAAATCAACTTGCAAAGGATGCTGAAGAGTTTAAAACTCGTAAAGGGATAACAGAAGAGCAATTTAGAGATATGATTGATAAAGCAAATAGTCGTCAATTAACATATGACGATCTCTGGGTATTGACTAACAGGGAAACTGCTGATAAAAATATATCCGACAATGCTCAAAAAGAAGTGCTGAATCAAATGAAAAAAGCACAATCTATACCACAAACATTAAGCGGACAGGGTAGCGTTTCTCAAGATCAAAATGTAACACATGAACATCGTGTTTTTGATCAATTAAAGTCTTTAGACTTGGATTTAGATAACCTGTTCGATTAGTTTTACGTTGCAACCCGCAACGTAGCCGTAAGACTAGCCGAACTTTCTTTTAACTAATAAATGAAAGGGGGTGCTAATTATGGCATTTCAAAATTATACAGATGCTGAAGTCCTGGGGAATG